TTCATCGTACCGGCCAAAACATCCTACACAGTAACGCAAGCCAGTCAAAATAATGCCCCTGGTATTGCTTTTGACTTTTACGGCTCAGCCGACTACTGGTGGGTCGTACTACTCTTTAATGGGATAATTGATCCTATTGAAGAGCTTTCTCCTGGTAGAAGTCTACAGCTGCCTTCACTAGCTGATATCAATGCCTTCCTGTCTTTGCAGGAGTCTCAGGCTTCTGATACCAGCGTCACGATTTAGACAGATATGCCCTACGTAATAAAGAACAGGCTATTTGCCGCCATCTTATTCAATGGTCAGGAATTTCCTTTTGAGATTAATGCTCTCGACTACATACACATTAGTTCGTCGGTCAAAACTTATCTACCGATCTTGACCTTAAAGCTGACAGACATCACAAAGTTTTTAACCCTTAACAACTTTTTAGTTGATGGAACTCTGGTGACCGTCACAGTAGGTCGTGACAATCTGCAGAAGACGTCCTTCAACTTCAGGCTCTTTTCGTTCAAAGAGTTTCCGGCGGCTGACCCCAAGTACGTTATTCATGCCTATCTAGATGCGCCTCTATACTGGACATCTAGTCTATCTGAGTTCAAGAAAGGTAGTTCTAGTTCTGTTTTAGGGCAGTTGGCTCAACTTACGGGCTTGAGTTATTCTGGGCCAACTACCTCGGACGCTCAGGTCTGGATCCCTCAGAACCGACGCATTTCCGAATTCGCGCGTTTTGTTTGTTCTCACGGCTGGTCAAACGCTAGCAGCTGTATGCAGATAGGGGTTACGGCCTCAAAAGAATTGCGCTATAGGAATGTTTCTGACTTTGCCCAGTTCCCAGTCAAAGATTTTTTTGATACCACAAAGATTACCGATCAAGTAAAGCCTATGACTTCGTACTCTATTGCGAACTCAGCAGGGTTCTTTAACGTCAACTCAGGCTATGGAGATCGTAGAATCACTCAGGGCGTGAGTACAGAGGATGAAGAGATTTCTACATTGACCCTTCAGAAGAACAGTGCGAAGCTTATGATGAACACTGCAGTTAGGTCGAGCATTCAACGTAATCGTGTTTTATATGCACCGGTAGACGTAGGTAACGTACACGCTAACTACGAGAGGGCACTCTATCAGAATCGTAGGCTTAGCAATCTGTTTGTGATGGGTATGGAGATTCAGACTCCTGTGTTTTCTGAGGCCGATCTGCTGGACGTAGTTTCATTGGCAATCGAGGTCCCTGATGTAAAAGGCAGTAAGCAGTACAGTGGCAAATACTTGGTGACTGAGAAGGTCGTGTACGTAACAGGGGCCAACTACTTTGAGAAGCTAGTGTTGGCACGCCACGGTCTTAACGAGTCCCGAGAATCTACACAGGATTAGACTAGATGCTAACTAACCTAAACGATACTGAGGTTGCTGACTATACGAATCAAGTGTTCATAGGTCAGGTAGTAGATAACAATGACCCACTGAGACTTGAACGTGTTAGAGTCAGAATCAAAGGCCTATACGAAGGTCAGACTGAAGATCTACCCTGGTGTGCTCCTAAGTATAGTAAGCTCTTTGGAAACAAGAATGGTGTAGGTGTGTTTTCAGTGCCGGTCGTAGGCACGTGGCTGTTTGTAGAACTTCAGAATGGGGATGCACACTATCCCCTCTACACGGGATCTCCTGTTCAGTCTAAAGCAGATTTGCCTGAAGCAGACGTTAACTATCCAAATCGCTACGGCCTAAAAGATCAGGTTGGAAACTTGTTCTACGTGGACACGACTTCTGGATCAGTAATTCTGCATCTTCGCCACGTATCGGGTACACAAGTCACTGTCAATAATAATGGGTCAGTAAACATAACGGCGGTTCAGACTATCACGTCCCAAGCACCTACTTGGAATCACACAGGAGACGTCAATATAACAGGAGACGTCAATATAACAGGAGACGTAACCATCGTAGGTGATCAGACTAACACAGGTGACGTTGACGTCACTGGGACAATAGACGCAACTATTGACGTGTTAGGTGGCCCCACAAATATCAGTCTGGTTACGCACCGTCACGGGGGCGTTAGTCCTGGTGGATCGCAAACAAGTCCTCCTGTACCTTAGGATTAGATCATGGCTACTTTTCAGGAAGACGCTCTACCTTCCCCTAATGTCAAGACCGTAAACGTTGTTTGGCTCGATGTGAATTCGCGCCTTGGTGTAGACGTTAGGCCCGACTTGCTGCCTAACGTGCAGGCCGTCAACAACAGTCTATACAACCTACTACGTTGTCCTATTGGGGCCCGAGGTCCAATCTTTGAGCCCGAGTATGGAACTATTCTATACAGATTGCTACATGAACCTCTGGACGTAATAACTGCTAACAAGATCAAGATTGCGTTCGTTCAAGCTATTCAAAAGTGGGAACCCCGCATTAACATAGATCTTCAGAGGTCGACCGTGATTCCTGACTACAATGCTGCGGCCTTTCGTGTTATCGTCTACTACACCTTGGTAGCCGAGGCTCAGCAAGGAACAGCCGAGTTTTTGATCAGTGTCTAAACTAAGGACTAAACATGGCAGACACTAACCTAGCTACAGTCTCACCTGACTACACAGCATTAAGAAATGCTCTGCAGGCCGCGCTCTTGACCAAAGACGCATGGACTGACAGAATCACTAGCTCTACAGGCCAAACCCTAATTGATTTCATTGCTGCTGTAGGAGCTTATTCTCAGTTTTCTATCGAGTCTGCGTTTCAGGAAGTGTTTCCTGAAAGCGCCAAAAATGCGAATAGCATTTACGCGGCCTCCGAGTTTCTTGGTGTTAGAACAAACAGAAAGCTAGGGGCCACAGTGTCAGTTAGTTTGTCGGCACCTGCACCTATCACGATTCCTGTGTTCTCTCAGTTTTTGGGTGGTGGCACCTTTTGGTACAACAAGACGCCATTGAACGTGACAACCACGCCTACGACGTTTGTCTTAAACCAGGGGAAGATTGTACAGGTGTCTACTCCTGGCCTAGGCACTGACTTTCAGTCCTTCGTTACTGCTGAGGATCAGTTTGTTGTTCATGATCAAGACGTCTTGGTCAAAATCAACAATGTCAATCAGTTTGTGTCAACAGGTGGGCTGTGGTTGAGACCTTCTCTTGATGGGGTTCAAAACAAGACTCTACCTGACGGTCGTATGTTGCTTCTGTTTGGCAACAGCATCTACGGATCTAAGCCTTCGTCTACTGACACAGTTCAAATTACCTATGTAGTGACGCAAGGTGCTGATTCTAATAATCTGCCTGTATCTGGTAGACCAGTCAACCTAGAGTCAGACAGCACGGTAGCAGGGACATTCACGACCTTACCATCGGGTGGGGCATCTCAGTCTCCGTTCCTGGTCTACAAGAATGTGACTCCTGCGTTGTTCGGGGCTTTCGACTCGGCTGTGACGGCTAGTCAGTACAAGGCACTTCCTCTTCAGTATCCCGGTGTCATTGACGCTGCTGTATTTGCACAAAGAGAAATCAACCCGAATGCCCTGGCCTTCATGAACTTGATGAAGGTATGTCTATTGACTACGACACCCATGACGGCACCGGAGTTTGATACCTTTACTGATTTCTTCTTGAGTAAGACAATGGCGTCGACCCGTATTATTCGAGAGGATCCGATTCCCGTACCTATTGACGTAGAGGTCGAAGTCTTCTGTACGAACTTCTCTAATTTAAGTGAGATTAAACAGAAAGTGGAAAACGCGCTAACCGCACTGTTTGAACCTCGCCAAGGCATCATAGGTCTAGACATCTACCTGTCTGATATCTATGACACGATCATGGACGCGGATGACAACATAAGATATGTGCGTCGTATTCTGCCGACCTCTGACATCATTATTTCTAGCCTCAATGTCAAGAGACCTACAGGTGTTGTTCAAGCTGGACTTGGGACACTGAGCCCTGGATTCTACGACTATGCGATTTCCGTAGTTTCCACCTTGGGTGGAGAGACCGCCCCTGCTAACTGGTTGACGATTGAGGTAACTAGTCCTAACAGTAGAGTAGATCTTACGTGGGAAGCGGTGTCCAACGCTGCTAACTACAAAGTGTGGGGTAGACAAACACCATCACCTATGGGTCTGATTGCCACAGTTGGTCCTACTGTCCTGAGCTTTAATGATACTGGATCGATTGCACCTACAGGTACGGTTCCTAGTCAATCGACGGTCTCCATCTATTACCCTCAGCTTGATAACTTGACGGTTACTACTCTGTACTCCACTAGACCTAACGAGACCTAAGGCTAGAGATGCGTTCAAAACTTTTGCCCCCTTATCTCGATGATGTACAGGCCTGGTTGGACCTGGCTGACAGCATCGATGAGGTTTATAAGGTCAAGATTGATGACCCCATCAAATTCTTGGCCAAACTTCGTGATACGTGGATCATCCCTGACGACGTAATGGAGAAAGTTAGCCAGAACGAAATTCTGGATCTGACTGACTATACTCTTTATGAACGAGAGATCCTGATCAAGCAAGCAAACATGCTGGGCTTTGATTTCAGGCAGTCAGATTTGATCAATGACGAAGACTACCAGCGCATTACCAGAAACCTGAGTTTGTATTGGTATGAAAAAGGGACACCTAAGTTTGTAGACTTTATGGGGTTTGTTCTAAACTG